ATAGTCCGTTTTTTTACATAGTTTCTCGGCATCTTGGCGGTTGAATAGGCCGGCATCACAGAGTCGCACACTAAATCCGTGCGCCTCCTGTCTCCAGTACCCCTCGCCGCCCTTACTCCATATTAAAACTTTATCACCCATTGGTTTTATTCCTTTTCATTGCTTTTTCAGTATTGGTTTTTAAACGTTCCCACTCTTCTATTGAGCGTTTAACTTTCGGGGTTACATTCATTGTAGCCCGTGGACTCATACAGCCGCACAGGTTAATAACCTTATGCGCCATAATGCACGACCTCGGCTATTCTCACACCTACAAATAATAAAAAGATAAAGCTCACAAATCCGATAGTGTCGAATGTAAGGCGTGTATAAAATTGAAAGTCCTTGTGTTGTCTGATTTTCTTAAACATTGAATTGGCTCCTAGTTAGTTTTGAATTACGTCCGTTTCAATTAATAGTATGTAATTGCGGGGGTGTCAACAGCTAAGTTGTAATTTATTTCGATTTATTCGGGCTTAGACGTAACGCCCCCATTCTACATTGCAATAATTAGAAAAGAATATACAATATTCAACAGCCGCTTTATGTTTTCGTCCTTCATACTGTGGTTTGGGGTGCGTTTCCCCTAGTGGCGCACCCCATAAAATCTTTTTTATATTTTTAGTTGCATTAGTAATTTCTTTTGATTATAGTTAGGTTATCAACAATAAAAAAGGACGCGCACCATGAAAAGAAACGATATAGAAGGCAATGCAGTTATTAAACATGCTATAGAACAGTGGCCTGTTCGTACTCGCAGGGCTGGAAAAAGGCAGGCTGATCTTGCGGTATTAGCGGGGACATCGGAGGGGCATCTTTCCCAGATTTTGAACTTCAAAATAAACAATCCCAGAACATCCACTTTGGATAAAATTGAAAAGGCTTTGCAAAGCTGGGGTGTGTAATTTTTCTTGCGGTAAGAAAGGCCGCGGTCGTGTTTGGAGGCAGTATAGATGCAATGGTTTCGATTATATAGCGACATCTTGGAAGATCCAAAGGTTCAAAATTTACCACCTGAATTATTCAAGTTCTGGATAAATATATTATGTGTGGCAAGCAAGAATGATGGGAAATTACCTCCTATAAAAGATATAGCTTTTGCGCTTAGAATGTCAGAAAGTGAAACGCAAGAGGCTCTTAAAGGCATCCAAAAGGCACAACTGATTGACGAAAAAAGCAACCAGCACGGCATAACGTTAGCACCTCACAACTGGAATAAAAGACAATATAAATCAGACACTTCAACAGAGAGAGTGAAACGTTTCAGAAACGGCAAACGAAACAAGGGAGTAACGCCCCCAGATACAGATACAGAGACAGATACAGAACAGAACAGAAAACCCCTTACCCCTGAAGGGGAATTTAATTTTCTTTATTATAATGAATTAAGAATAAAATTTAACGGCTCAATTAAAGTTTTACCTGATGAACTGGCTTACCTTGAAAAGCATAAGGTGGAAGGCAGAAAAGCCGTTGCTAAATGGAAGCAAGGTTTACAATAAAACGAATGAATGTTTACAATAATTAACTATAAAAAGGGCGGTTAAAAATGGACAATAATACAAAATATACAACAGTGGAAGGGCATCCTGTTGAGGTGGCAAAGTGCTACGAATTACGGGATGGGGCGCAAATTTTTATAGTGAGGCTGGATCCAGTAAGTGAATATACAAAGCCAATTCTATTTGCAATCGTGGGATTTGATACTTGTAAGCGAGCAAGAAGATTAGGCGATTTTACTGATAACGACAAAAGTAGCGACTGGGATATTATGCGCCCTTGGAAAGCAGAAAAAGCACAAAAGGTTTGCGAAGCGTGCCTAGTTGAACCGGGCGGCGTAATCCCAGTTGATGTAAATCATAATTGTTTAGATTGCGGCAAGCCAATAAGGCCGCCACAGCTCGAACCAGCGCTAACAATGATGGAAGACCTGCAAAGCTACCCAAACACCTATGACGCGCTAGATTCTACGCTTAGAACCGCTTTAAGGATAGTTTCAAACTACATAGAAAAGCATTGCGAGGTCAAAAAATGAAACATTTAAAATTATGGCAAAAACTATTGCTAATAGGCGGTTATATACTCGGGTTCGCAAGCCTATGCCATACCGCACATGTCCATATGACGTGTGACGGGCAAGTTGTGGCTGCTGTAGGTAGATATGTTTGCGTAGGTGTGTAAATGCCAAGAATCCGGCCAGTTAAGAAAGATTTTAGTGATTTTACTAGGGCTGAGGCAATACAGGCATTACGAGACTTAACTAGCGAATACAAGGCATACAGGGCTGCGGTCAAACATCACGACGGGTTTTTGTACATAGTTGGTGAAGATAAGCCGGTTAAGGAAAAGAAAAGAAAATTAAATAAAAGACGGAGTTATTTAGATGGTAGATAAAGACATAAAAACAGCAGCAGAGGTTGCGGATTTTCTAAAAGAGCATAACAACTGGCGCAGAGGTGGGGAAGGCGAAATGCAAAGCCCCAAAGAGCTGGGAGAGATGATCGAAAGCGCAATAACGCATTTAACCGCCCTAACAGCGTATAAAGAAAAACAGGCCGTTAAACAAGCAAGATTAGAGTCGAAAGAGTTAGTGGAAGAGGTGCAAGAAGCTATACTGCCTGAGCTTATGGAAACGATAGCATATTTTGAAGGTTGTCAAGTTAGCGACCTAAAAGAGGGGCGACCAAGAGCATTCGCAGGGTGCATAGCCCAAGCAGCCATCAATACAATCATAGGTAAATAAAGGCTCACACAAGAGCCATAAGGAGTAGGAGTATGAAAGATAAAGATATAAGAGAAGCTGCACAGGATTTTTTAGATAGAATGTCAGGTTGTTCTAAAGGTAAAGAGGCTATGATTTATTATAGAGATTGGGGGGAGTTCTCAATCCTAAAAGCAGCCCTAAAGCCTAGTAAGGAAGAAGTAGCTGATTATTTAAATGATTTTGATAATAGAGCTGCTTTTTTCTCTGGGAATAACGGAGATGAGTTTGGAGAAATGCTTAACCAAGCCATAGATTACCTTAGAGAGGCAACTAAATGACTCACACAAGAGCCATACACGGGGGCTACGGCTCTCATATTAAACAATGAGGATGATATTATGGATATACTGAAACAGGCAGATGCATCAGTTAAGCAATTGGATGACTATTTATGTGATGAGGTTTTACTTGTAGAAGAGGCGGCTAATCTTTCAAAACTTATCAAAGCCCTAGCAGATGAGCTTCGGGGGACGGAGAAGAAAAATGAGTTAATAGTAAAGCAGCAACTAGAAATAGAAGCGTTAAAGCAGCAAGAAACGGACTTCTATTCTCGCATGTTGAGTATCTACGGTGAGCTTTATAACATAGGAGCGCCACTAAACGATAATATAGACGGATTTACCGCAAAGCAAAAGAAAGTTTTTCACAGGATAGGAACCCAAATACTCCTAAACGATGAAGAATTTTAACCCCCTAAGGAGGATTAAACAGTGAAAAAAGAACTACTGAAACAGGCAGATGAATATCTAAGATTGCAGAAATTAAGGGAAGAGGCTGGAAGTGAAGAGGGTCGTGAGAAAATCAGCATGGAAATGCTTGACCAACCTATCTCGTGGTTTGAACTTATCAAAGCCCTAGCAGATGAGATTCGGGGCAAGGAGTTAGCAGCCACTATTGAAAGTATGAGAATAACTAACCTTGCTCTAGGTGCTAAAGCTAAGGGGCTGGAGTTTGACAAGGGGGAGTTAGTGAAGGCTTTAGAGGAAATAGAAAAAACACTAGATATAAATTGCAGAAAAGCCCCAGGGGAAGGCAGCACTAATATGATAGCAATAGCCCAGATAGGTAAAATAACGTACGAAGCAATTAAGGACATAAGCAAATGACAGATGTAAAACAGAAGGCTAAAGAGTTAAAGCCTTGCCCGTTTTGTGGGGTTAGTTATAACGTTAGTAGGAACTCAATAAGTCACCCTTCATATAATGTTGAAAAACTAGGTAAGCGCTGCGCTATGGACGGGATAGGCTGGGACAATTCAGAAAGCGTTATCGATACGCTAAACACTCGCACACCTATTGTTGAGGCTCAAGAGTGGAACCCTATAGATACCACGCCAACTAAGGAAAAAATTGTCGAGGCTATGGCGGCGGCTTATTACGAATCATCTACGGGTAACAAATGGGCGGTTTGCACTAGAGGGCGTGAAGGTCGAAGGATGCATATGAAAATAGCCCTGCAAGCATTACTCAAGGAGCTGCCAAGAAAAAATCCTAAGACAGGGTGCTTTTTATCAGTTAAAGCCCAATCTGATTTTTACCAAGAACTTATAAACATGAGGGGCGACGATGCTTAAAAGATTTTTCAGAGAAATACGCGCCACATTCACGATTCCACCTAGGGCGATAACTGCCAAGGAGTTGGAAGCGCGTAGGAAAGAAAGTGCAAAAAGGATTGTAAGAAATATTTTAATGAATGGCGGGCGGTAAATAATGGCAAAGGAAGGAAATTTTTTTAGTAAGATAGTGGATAAAATCACAATAGAATTAATAATAGGGCTGGTGTGGTTATATAACGCTCATATTACGGGAGATAAGTTCCTTATGCTTGCTGGGATTATGTGGGTTGCGGTTTGGAGAATAATTTTAGAAATTAGAAAAGGTAGGGGTTAAAAACGATGAATGAGAAAGAGTTAATAATTAAAATAAAGAAAGAATTACAGGCTGAAAAGGCGCACTTTGACAAAAGGGACGGGCTAAAAAAAGCACTTGAGGAAAAGAAGGAGGAGGCCAATAAAATAGAACAAGAAATATATGCATTGCCGTCGCAACGCGGCCTCCATAGTGTATCTGATACGCATATACGTGAATTAATTGATTTATGGAGGGGCGAAAATGGGTCTTAAAGGTAATAAATTTTGGAAGCTACGAAGTAAACACGGTAGGGATAAGCTATTTGCCGAACCCCACCTATTGAAAGAAGCTTGTGAAGAATATTTTGAATGGGTAGAGGATAACCCTTTAGAGGAAGAGCGCATATTTTCATTTCAAGGGCATGTGAATAAGGGCACTGTTGAGAAACTGCGGGCAATGACTATTGAGGGACTTTGTATCTTTCTTGATATAAATAAGACAACGTGGTACGAGTGGAGGAAGAAAACTGACAATGATTTATCCAACATCGTCGCGTGGGCGGATGATGTAATGCGCAACCAAAAGCTCACAGGAGCCGCTGCCGACATGCTAAACGCCAATATAATAGCAAGGGAGCTAAACCTTGCTGACAGCAGCGAGGTGAAGCTTACAGAGGTTACTGAAGAAGTTGATGATGAAGATTTGGACGCGTTAACAGATGAAGAGTTTGAAGAATATGAGCGACTCACTAACAAAGTTAAACCGAAAACAAAGGGCGATACACCACGCGAAAGCTAGGAGGTGTTTTTGGACTTTTAGAACACGCATAAACAAAAAGCTCAAGGTGGGCTGGTGGCAGCTTGAGGTTGCGGCTGAATTACAGCAATTTTTGAAAGACTTGGTTGACGGTAAAAAGCCCATACTGATTATACAAGCCCCACCCCAGCACGGTAAATCCGTACAGGTGATTGATTTTCTTGCGTGGGCAGCTGGTAAATATCCACATTTGAAACAAATATTTGCCTCATTCTCAAAAAGGCTTGGTGTTCGTGCCAACCTTCGTTTGCAAAGAATTATGACTTCCCCCGAATATCGCTTAATATTTTTAGATTTCAAGCTGCCCACTCGAAGGGATAAAGGCTACACCTTAAACATGGAATTAATAGAGTTCTTGGGCGAAGAGGGGTCTTTTAGAAATACAACTGCTGGCGGCTCTGTAACTGGTGAGTCACTAGACCTAGGTATTATTGACGATCCAATAAAAGGACGTGAGGCGGCAAATAGCGAAACCATACGTGATAAAACATGGGAATGGTTTTCTGATGACTTCTTTACTCGGTTTTCAGAGAATGCCGGACTTCTTATAATTGGTACAAGGTGGCACGTTGACGATCCAATAGGGCGTTTAATTAAAAACGATCCCGACAATCTTAGGCTTTTGAAGTATGCAGCAATCGCCACCGAGGATGAGAAAAACAGAAAAGTAGGCGAGGTTTTATTCCCCGAGTTAAAATCTCTGGAATTTATTTTGGCAAGAAAAAAGTTGCAAGGCACGGCAAACTTTGAATCATTGTACCAACAAAACCCAATAAAAGAAGGCGGCTCAATCTTCAAAGAAGAGTGGTTTAATTGGTATGAAGAGATGGTTAAATATTCAAGAATAGTTATTTCGTGGGATACTGGATTCAAAGAAAGCGAGCTAAACGATCCATCTGTAGCGCTCGTATTTGGCGAATTTCCTGAGGGGTATCATCTACTAGAAATTGTAAGAAAGCGCATGGGCTACCCAGAGTTAAGGAAAAAGGCCGAATCGTTAGCCTTAAAATGGAGTTCAAACAAATATTTGTTTACAGGAAACGTGCAATTGCTTAATCTTATTGAGGATAAAGCAAGCGGACAATCGCTAATTCAAGACCTTAACAAAAGTACGAAATTAAATATAGTATCTATTAATCCAGAAAGTGATAAGATTACAAGAGCTTCTACGTGCAGCCCGCAAGTTGAAGCTGGAAAAGTTTATTTAAAACTGGGTGCACCGGGGGTGGATGATTACGTTAGTGAGTTAACAATTTTCCCAAATGCCCCCCACGACGACCAAGTAGATTCGACTTCGCAGTTTTTAAATTGGGCTTCTGCTGGCGTGGCTAAAATGACAGATTTATTTTTTGAAGAGTAGGGAATTATGGCATTAAGAGAATTTTTGAACAAGATACTAAAAAACAAAGAAGATGTGCCAGAGCATTTTATCAATGACGGGTCAACTGGTACGGAAGTTTTTTCAGGGTATTTTCAAGAAGAGTATTTGCAGAAATTTCAGAAGATGCCCGAGG